AAACGCTATTGAAAAAAATAACGCTAATATAGATGATAAGATTAAGGGTGTAGAAAATGGCCGGATACTCAAAAGTAAAGAATAACAAAGGTAAAAGTTATCGCCCATATGGGCCAGCAGCTCCAGTTACTCAGCATGACCTCGATTTTCAACAGAATCTTAAAGTTGATACCTATCATACTGAGCCGGCTGAAGTAGTAGATATAGTACTTAACTCTTCACACCCTAATTACGACTCTACCATACCTGACCCTGAAGAGCAAATTGGTTGTATTCAAGTTAGACGTATATTTAGTGATGCTAATGTAGAAGATTTAGATAAATTAAGCTGGGCAGTACCATTGACTCGTAATGTTAAGCAATACCCGCTTATTCACGAGATAGTACTAATTTCAGAATATTGCGAAAAAAACTCAGTTGATCAACCTGATAGTACTCAAATGTATTACCATGATATACTAAATATTTGGGGATCAGTACACCATAACGCTATACCATTTCTAAGTATACCTGAACCTGATATATCCTCAGCGGATAAGGATAAGATAGCTGAGTATAAAGAAGTAGGATTTGGTAATCCTAATATATCAGGAGATGAGGGTAGTGATATAGAGTTCGGTAGAACATTTAAAGAACAGCCACGTATTAGACCAATACAGCCTTACGAAGGAGATTTTACTATTGAAGGTAGATTTGGTCATTCTATACGATTTGGTTCAGCAGTAGTAGACCCTGATGTACCTAATTTATGGTCTGACCCATCTACTAATGACCCAGCCGAACCTTTAATTATAATTCGTAACGGTCAAGATCAAGATTTAGAAGATGGTGGGGAGCATGTAATAGAGAATCCGGATACAGCAGCTGGTACAATCTGGATGACTAAAGGTCAAACAATACCTTTAACTTTTGGGTCTACTAAATACGATGCACTATCTTTTGAAGCAGGAGAAAATACAGTAGGTGAAGACTTAACAGCCCCGACAACTGATGACTTAATAGATGCAGAGGGTGAACGTCAAGGTCAGATATTATTAACCTCAAATAGATTAGTATTTAATAGTAGGGAAGCTGGTACATATATTTTTGGAGGAGGGGGAATTGGATTAACTACAGAAACTGATATGACATTTGATGCAGGTAGTGAATTTTTAGTTGATACTCCATCCATTTACTTAAATGCAACTGAAAAATTAGAAATAGAAGCTCCTCTGATATATTTAGGTAAGTCTCAACAATCAGAAGATGATGGAGGAGTCGGTGCAACTCAAGCTACAAAAGGGCACCCTCTTGTATTAGGAGATGAGGATGATTTATGGAAAAGTACTTTATGTGATATCCTTGATGCATGGTTAACAACATTACAGTCAGAAATACACCCAACACCAGCAGGTCCATCAGGGCCACCAATACAGGCACCACAATATGCAGCACATCAAGCAGATGTTGCAACATTAAAATCAACCCTAGCTACCAGTTATAGTGATACGGTTTGGGTACAAAGAAACGGATAGTAAGGAGATAGTATATGCCAGCTAATTGGCCAGGATTTACAGCAGCTATGAACTCATGGTTTTGCGGTTTCGCAAAAGGTGATACAGATGAAGATTGGCAACAAGCTGGTGCACCAACTGCTAAAAAAATAGCTGACGAGTATGAGCTAGCAATTACTACAGCTGGTATTATACCTTATAATAATCTAGTAGCTAGTGGTTGGGTAAAAGCAACTATGGAGAGTGGATGGAAAGCTTCATTTGCTCAAGTATTTAATCAGGCTAAAGTACCACCTGAAGGTATAGATATCGGGGTTCCAGGTTGGCTACCAGCAGCTACTGCTACTGTAAATGCATGGGCAGCTGTACAGTACCAACCAGTACCACCTCACCCTCCAACGATAGCACCAGCGCCTGGAGTAACACAATTAGATCCAGGACTTGGAGCTATACCAGCATTAGCATCAACTATAAACGATGCATTTCATTCGAACCAATGCTCACTAATAGCAACTATTTTAGTATCAGGATTTACACAACATTTAACCATGATATCAGGATTATATACTGGGCTAGTACCAACACCTGCAGGACCAGTACCTACACCTGTGCCGTGGATGGGAGTATCATAGAGGTTTTTAACCGACAATTTAGTAATAGTTATATTTATATATGATAAAGTATATTTAGAGGAAAAACATGTCAACAAACAAATTAGCACAAGTTATAAGAAAAATTGTTCGTGAAGAGGTTCGTAAAGAAGTACGTACTCTATTAAACGAGCGTAAAGCACCAAAAGCACAAGTTACAAAGAAGGAATTCAAAAAAGGATTAAAGCATGCATTAGGTCTTCAAGATGGTATTGAGCGAGTAGCTCGTAAACCTAAACCTAAAGCTTTAAAGCAGTACACTAAAAATGCTACTTTAAATGCTATACTTAATGAAACTGCTGGAGAGATAGCGGCTGGTAATCAAGAGTATCCAACTATGAACAATCAATCCTACACTGCAGATTCAGCACAAGGTTTTGATAGAGCATCATTAGCAGCTAAAATGGGATATGGAGATATGGATCCTTCAGGAACACCATCCATACAGGAAATGATGCCTAAAACTAATGTAGCAGGTGGAGTTAATCATGCTACTGAAGTTGATCCTGGAGTAGCAAAAGCACTAACTAGAGATTATTCTGAGTTAGTAAAAAAGTTTAAAAAGTAAAAAATGGCAAATTTGTTCGGTAGAGATGATATTGGTATAGGGATAGCGTTACCGTTTGGTTCAGGGAGATCTAATTTAAAATTAAATTATACAACTCTAGATCAAGCTAAAACTAATATAGTTAATCTTTTATTAACTAATAAAGGAGAACGGATCATGCAACCTCAGTTTGGTACTAATTTAAGAAGATTTTTATTTGAACCTAATACTCGAGATTTAACTTCTATGATCCGTACTGAGATAATGGATGCAGTTAAATTTTGGCTACCGTATGTAAAATTAGGACCTGTAAAAGTTAACCGTGATATAGAAAATATAGATCAATATAAAGTAGTAGTAGAGTTAAACTTTAGTGTAGTTGATGATATCACAGAGTTTAAATCAGTAACTTTTAAGTTCGGCTCAGATGGTAGTGTAACAGTAATGAATATGTAGGAAAGACATGGCATCAATAAATAAAAAAATAAGCAAAGATATTAAATATACTGGTAAGGATTTTCCTACTATCCGTAAGAATTTATTAAATTTTGCAAAAACGTACTATCCAACAACCTTTAATGACTTCAGTGAAGCATCTCCAGGAATGATGTTCCTAGAGACGACTGCTTATGTAGGAGATGTATTAAGCTTCTACTTAGATAAACAGTTTAAGGAAACCTTACTACCTTATGCATCTGAACGTAAAAACGTTATATCATTAGCTCAAGCTCTTGGGTATAAACCTAAGCAAGCTATATCAGCTAATGTTGATGTAGATATATTTCAAACTATTCCAGCTAAAGGAGCTGGGTTAAATAATAGACCTGATTTCGACTATGCACTATCTATAAGAGGTGGTATGAGAGTTAGATCTACCAACGGCACAGTATATAGACGTAATCTGCCAATAGATTTTACAGTATCAGGATCTACTAACCCTACTGAAGTGTCTATTTTTTCTACAGATGATTCAACTGGAGATCCAACTTTCTATCTATTAAGAAAACAAGCAGGATTTCAATCAGGAACACCTGTTACAGAAACTTTTCAAGTAGGGGCAGTGCAACCATTTTTACAGCTAGCATTAGCTAGAACTAATATTATTGAAATAATTAAAGTTACAGATGCATCAGGAAAGGAGTGGACTGAAGTACCATATCTAGCACAAGATACAGTATTTAAACAAGTACAAAACGATCAATATATTGATCCAGATTTAACTGTATATAATCAAGAGACGCCATATTTACTTAAACTAAAAAAGACTTCAAAACGATTTACTTCAAGAGTACGAGAGGATGGTAGGTATGTACTAGAGTTTGGTCCTGGAACTTCAACGAGGCCAGATGAAGAGGTTATACCAAATCCTAAGAATGCAGGATCTGCACTACCTACTGTAACTCCAACTAGTAATCAATTTATTGATCCATCTAATTTTATGTATACTAAAGCTTATGGAGAAGCGCCGTATAATACTACAATAACAGTTGAGTATACTATTGGTAATGGTATTAAAGATAACGTCGCATCAGGTGAAATAGCTGACATAGATTTAATTAATTTTATTAGTGAAGGAGCAGGGCTAGATAGAGTCTTATTTAATAGTACTAAAAAATCAGTAGCAGCTACTAACCCAGTACCAGCTCAAGGTGGTAGAGGAGCAGAGTCTGCAGATGAAATACGTGATAACGCCTTAGCTTTTTTTAATGCTCAAGGTCGAGTAGTTAGTAAAGATGATTATATGATTCGTACCATGACTATGCCAGGTAGCTTTGGCTCTGTAGCAAAAGTATATGCTACTCAAGATGAAAAATTAAATATAAGTGATACTAATAATAGATTGAGAAATCCATTTGCAGTAAGTTTGTATACGTTATCATATGATGCAAATAAAGCGCTGGTAAAAACTAACCCAGCAACTAAAGAAAATGTAAAAAGTTATCTAAGTCCATATAGGTTATTAACAGATTCAATTACCATTAAGAATGCTTATATCATAAATATTGGTATAGATTTTGAAATACTAACATTACCAGGATTCAATAGTAATGATGTATTATTAAAAGCTATCAAAAGCGTACAGCAGTTTTTTAATATAGATGATTGGCAGATAAATCAACCTATTATATTATCAGACCTGTACACTGAACTATCTACTATAATGGGACTTCAGAGTATTGTAAAGATTGATGTGTATAATCTTCAAGACGAGCAATCAGGGTATTCAGGTAATATTTACGACATTAATCAAGCAACACGAAATCAGGTAATCTACCCATCACTTGACCCTAGCATATTTGAAATTAAATACCCAAATTCAGATATTAAAGGTCGTGTAGTATCAGTTTAGGAGCTATAACATGATAAAATCTATATATGCAGATTCAGATAACACTATCTACGAAAAAACTGGAAGTTTAAATGCTGGGATTGATTCAGTACTTGAATTAACTAAAATTTCTTCATCTGCTGGAATACACTCCTCTAGAATTTTAATTAAATTCCCTCTAGACGAGGTTAGCTCTTCAGTAGCAGCAGGTAAAATTAATAATCCTCGATTTTATTTAAACCTTTACCAAGCAGGTACATCTGAAGTACCGAGAGAGTACACTTTAATTGCTTACGCATTATCTCAATCCTGGGACGAAGGTTCAGGTAGAAGATTAGAACCTACTGCATTAAATCTATTTGATAATTTAGCTTCTTCATGGATATACAGAGATAAGCAGGCAACTAGTATAGAGTATATAGCTGCTAGGGACACACAGTGGACTTCACGCTCTTTAGCTGATGGTTCAGCTATGGTATTTAATAGTGTAACAGGGGGTGGTACTTGGTATAACGACTATTACGGTACTCAGTCATTTGAACACGAATCAGCAGATTTAAGAATGGATGTAACTCCTGCTATACAATACCTTTTGACTGGTAGTAGAGATAATGACGGTTTAATAATATTACGTTCAGGGTCACAAGAAACTGATTCTACTAATTACGGCAGTATTCAATATTTTTCAAGACAGACAAATACGGTATATCAACCTAGATTAGAAGTGGTATATGATGATTCAAGTTTTGACTCATCTGGATTATCAGAATTAACTTCTGATCAAAGTGTAGTTTATATAAAAAACCTTAAGCATGAGTATAGTACAAAAGAACAACCAAAAATTAGAGTAGTAGGTCGTGATAGATACCCTACTAAAACTTTTTCTACTCAATCTAATTTTAAAACTATTAAATTTTTACCAACTTCCTCTTATTATGGAGTAAAAGATGCGATCACGGAAGAGTTTATTATACCTTACAGTAATCAAGGAACTAAATTAAGTTGCGACTCATCAGGTAATTTTATGAAATTAGAAATGAGCTCTTTTATGCCTGAGCGTTATTATAAACTATGTTTTCAAGTAACTCAATCAGATAGTTCAGTAGTCGTTTACGACGAAAACTTTTACTTTAAGGTTAATAGATAATGGCTATAAATAAAAAAGTTAATATAACTCGCGCTCAAAAGATACGAGACGCAGGCAAGACACCTTTGCAGAAAGCTCAAGCTAGTGTAGGTAGGTCAGATGAACCTATCGGTAAACCTGCACCTACAGTTACTGCACGACCACTACCTGAATCACCAGTGCGTACATCTGGAGGTGAATCTCCTTATATTCCACCTATTAAAGATGGTAAACCTAATCCGGAGTTTATAAGAACTATACCTCCACCTCCACCAAAGCCTGACCCTGAACGACCTCAACCAGAATCACCAGTTAAAACTGAAATAGATAAAATCATTGAAGAGTCAAACGAGGTTATAAAAGAAATAGAAGATAAGGTAGATCCAGGTAGACCACCTGTAGATCCAGTTCAGGACGTAGTTAAACCACCTCCTGCTATAACACCAACGGAGGTTGCTTTAGAAAATCAAAAAGACTGTGATAATAGAGTAGAGTTTCCTAATATAGTTATTAATAACGAAGTTGTAGTAGATTTAGATTTAGGTCAAGATCAAACTCAATTTGATTTACCCGATCCTATAGTAGTAGAGGAGTTAAGAAGAGGTTGTACAGATCCTGATGCAGAAAATTATGATCCAGCAGCTTTAATAGACGACGGTAGTTGTGTATTTGCAGATCCAGAAACTGGAGACCCAATACCGGATGAACCAGAAGAACCGTTACCAAATATAGCTGCAATTACTGATTTTGTAGACAGCCATGGCAAACCAGTATTTACAGTTCGTATCGAAGACGTAATAGATGAAGAAGAAATAGAATTAGAGAGTGGTGTTAAGCTTGAAGCTACCGTCGAGTTAGTAGGAGATATGGCTAGACCAAACCTTTCTGATAGTGATCTTATTTTATCAGAAGAAGATATAGAAGTTACTAAAAAGAAACAAGCAAGACTTGAACTGGGTGAATTAGCAGGTGATACTAAACTAGCATCTGATGAAGATATAGTAATTATAGGTGACAGGGAGACTATAAAACAAAAATTAGTACGAAACGATAATGGTGTAATATTATTAAAGCCTGGTGACTCACCTAAACTTAGAGTTAGCTTACGGAGCCAATCATTTACTCTATCTCAATATAGACGTACAATAGATACTGACTTTAAACAATTAATAGGGAAGATGTAATGCCATTTGATTATTATAAAAATATAGATGAAATAGACTTGACTTTTGGTCAAGTCAAAGCTCAATTATATTCTTTAGACGATGTAACCTCAATGGATACAATATATGGATATTTACAAAATCCTATCTATGGTCAAAGTGATTTTGATCGAGTCGAATTACATGTGTATGATGTAAATAAAAATTTACTCTTCTCTGATCATAAAGTTGAGGGCTGGTCTATAGGTTCTGATCTAGAAGGTATGCCTGCAGTAGACCTCGATATAAACGGTAACTTAAATAGTTTAGGTTTTGATAATGGAGTCTACGATGTAGTTTATAACTTTCATAGAGATGCAGTTGGAGGACCAGTAGGACCTAAATTTAAAATACATTCTATAAGTGCAGATCGTAAAGAGGTGCGAATTGTACCATCAGTAGTAGAAGATGATGAAGTAAATCAAGGTGATTTATTAGAAACTTTCTATAGCAGATTACAGCGACTTAAAGTTACTTCAGCAGTTACTGGACCATATACACATGCAGCTATACCAAATAATCCACTGTGGACTGCTCTACAATTAAATTTAGCCTATAATAAAGTATTTACAGTAGCAGCTTGGTTAATCGATGATATTTTTCCAACAGACCCAGATGAACCTAATACAATATTACTCAAGCTTTATGAACCTATACCATCTAATATTAATGTAAACCATCAATCATGGTTAGTAGCAGAAGCAACTCAACCAGTTATTAATAGAGTAATGCTTGATGCACCAATTCTATTGCAAGGTACGACAATTCAAGGACCCAACTTTGATTTATGTTTAGATGATACTGCTAGATTACAGACTGATTATAAAAGCTATAATCAAGTTTTAGGTACAGATCCTGACACGCAAACAACTATACTAAATAGTTACAGTTCAAGCGCAGATGGTATACAGCTCAATATAGACTACTCCGTCTTTAGTAATTATGTTCACTTTAGCTCTGCTAAACAACGTATTGATAACTTTATATATAAACTTCAAGTTATAAATCAATACGATAGGTCAGCACAAGAAATAGAATACAGTGATTTTGCAACTTCAGATGTATATATTTATGAGTATACTGGATCTCGAGGAACCTTATACAATAAAAAATATCAAAAAAAGTGGGTAGATAAAAAAGTAAAATTAATAAATGAATTCGATGATTTTGAAAAATGGTTATATTTTGAAAGTGGTTCAGATTCAAAATATATTACCCTATCAGGATCGAAAGGAGGAGGAGAACGAGATTGGACTAGATCAGTTATAACCCCGTTCCCTAAATTATCCGGTTCATATAAAAATGCACGTTGGAAGGAAGATTACCTACAATGGGACTCAGATGATTTATTTGACTGGGCAGTTCATAGTATATTTTTACCAGGAGCTTCATATGAACTTTTAGATGTTAAAAACTCTAAAGCTCTTAACTGGAGAAAATCAGCTGCAGCTTCTGCAAGTGCATTCGATAGTCAAAATAATAATTTATTAAGAAAAACCGTACCACAATATTTAAGCGATCGTGGTAAAGATGATAATGAGACATATTTAAGATTTTTAGATTTAGTTGCTCAATCACATGATGTATCCTGGACTTACACTAAATACTTTACTGATCTTAATAATCGCTTACATAATACTAATTATGAAAATAAGCAGGGCATATCAGACGATTTAGTGTATCACGTAGGTAAATCTTATGGTATTGATTTACTAACCGGTGATCCTAATCAAGAGTTATGGGAGTATAAATTAGGTAAGACTGAAAATGGCTTCTCTATACAAAGCTCACCAACTGCATCGATACGTACAATGACTGCTCAACAACGAACAGCTGAGACATGGAAGCGTATTGTAAATAATTTACCACTTTTATTAAAGAGTAAAGGTACTATGACTGGAGTCCGTAGCTTAATAAACTGCTACGGTATACCAGAAGATATTTTACCCGTTTATGAATATGGCTCCAGTAAGAAAAGTGAACAAACAGTTTTATTTAAAGAACCTAATTTTAAATATTGTTTAAATTTTAATCAACAACAAGCAGTTGATACTTTCTGGGGACCTCACCATAAAACTTCAGGTTGGGTTACATCTAGTAATGTAACTCCTAATGCAGTAGAGGTTAGAATATGGCCTGAAACTACAGTAGGAGCTCACACTCAATCAATATGGCAAGTAAATAATGAATTAGGTATTACTTTACATAGAAGTCATTCAAGTGCAGTACATGAAGGTCGCACTGTAGGGTTTACCGAATTCGGTCATTTTAGTATGATATTATCTAGCTCTCAAGGGTATGTATCTGCATCAACTGGTAAAGCTAGGATATTTGAATCTACTAATGATAAACAAATCGGTCACGGTTGGTGGACTTTACTACTTAATAGACATGCAAATAAAAATTCTCATCCATTAGGATCTTACCATACTGGAAGTAATTTTAAATATGAATTAACTGCGTTGCGCGGTGATTATGAAGTTATAGATCAAAATGTATCTTGCAGCTTAACTGTAACTGGTAGTGATGCATATTATTCAAGTTCTATAAATAAATCTTGGTCAGGAAGTTTAGAAGCAGGTAAGCGAGCATACCTTGGAGGGTTCGTTACATCTAGTAAAACTTCAGCATATGTACATCACCAACAACACGGTGCATTTGGAATACCGTTTAGCGGTTCTATGCAAGAGTTAAGGTACTATGCAACCCCTCTATCACAATCTACATTAGTAGATCATACATTAGCTACTGAGTTGTATTCATCTAATGGACCAACAGATTCATTTAATAATTTATTATTAAGACTGAGGTTAAGTGATAAAGCAAATCATTATTCAGGAAGTGCAGCTAAAGAGACATCATCAAAAGCTATAGCAAGTGTACAACCTGATCAACGTGTAAAGTACACTTACTGGGATAGTTCACGAGAGTTTTCAGTATCAGGCTCTACTATTAATTACCCTGATTCTATACCTTACGGATTTTCAGAAGAGTATTATTTTATTAATACACCAGAGTTAGGTCCTAACAGTTACACGAGTAATAAAATACGAACTGAAGAGAATAAGCTACTCAGACACTTAAGTGCAGAAGGCCGTGCTGAACTACCTAGCAGCGATAAGTATGCGCTAGACAGTAACGGGTTAGGTATATATTTTTCTCCTACGGATCAGATTAATAAAGATATATTTGATCATATAGGAAGAGCACCGTTAGATAATTTTATAGGTGACCCAAAACAAGCATACGAATCTGAATATGTAGATTTATCTGGATTTAATACTTCATACTGGAAGAAGTACAGTAAAGATACTAATCAAATGACCTATCTTAATGAATTAAAATTATATGATATGTCACTATTTAGTATGCTTAAAAGACTTATACCAGCAAGAGCTAATGCTGATTTAGGAGTGGTGATTGAACCTCACTTTATAGAGCGTTCTAAAATATCACCACCTGGTAGAATGTCAATATCAGGTGACGGTAGCCCAGCCCCTATAGCTCAAACTACTGCTCAAGTTGCTAAAGTGCAGCAATTAACTTCACCGTTAGTAAATAAACCGCGAGTTACGCAGTTAGGGTATCAACTAACACCTCAAGTTTTAGTTGCTAAACTAGGTAAGCCATCAAAGAAGCCGACTAAAATTAATATTAAACAAGTATCACCTCTTAACTCGGTAATGAAATCTTTTAGTGCAATCACTCAACAAAGTACACCAACAGCTAAACCAGAATTTATTCAAAATACTACTACGGTGGATGGAACTATAGGGTCAAGTGATTCACCTATTATAACTCTATCTAATAAAAATACAAAAAGTATAGGTAAAAATACAATAGCATATCAAGCTGCTAAAGAACGTGAAAAGCAGGGTAGTACAAGTAGTGTACCTTCTCATTTTTCATCAACTACTAATGGGTCAATGTTAGAACCAATTAATGGTAGTCTGCGAGTTACCAACAAGGTATCAAGCTCACAATACACATTTACTAGTTTGCAAAAAAGCTCTAGTTTAGGACCATCTGGATATAATACATCAACCAATAACTATATCAAAGTACGCACACCTGGTTATGTGTCATCAGCAAGCTTCATGCATATAAGCGACTACCGTAAATCAGAATTTAGAAAAACTACTAAATATTTTTATAAAGGTAATGGTTCAGTTTTAGATACAATGAAGAGTGCATCCTTAGGAAAAGCTTTTGAAGATGGTAGATCGTTTAACAAATTTGCATTTAGCCACTCATTAGTATACGCGCAAGTATCTGATTATAATTTAGGAGGTACAACGGGTACTGATAGGACAAGACATATTGGAACTCAAGTAACAGCTCCTGATTTTAATATTAATAGTACTGAGACTCCAGATAGAGGACCAGTAGTTTCATTTACTATAGGAGATCCAAATCAGATTATTACTTCCGATCCATCTTTTAGAGGAAACTTAACTATTGAATAAAAAAACAACAGTTTTTAATGTTTAATCATATTTATTAAAGACAAAGAATATAAAGGGAAAAAATTATGGGATATTTAGACAATACATCAATTACAGTGGACGCCATTCTGACAAAGAAAGGACGTGAAATTTTAGCAAAGGGAGCAGACGAATTTAAGATTACTCAATTTGCATTAGCTGATGATGAGATTGATTATTCATTATGGAACCCAGCTCACTCTCTAGGTAGCAATTATTACGGTATTGCAATAGATAACATGCCTCTAATAGAAGCTATTCCAGATGAAACACAAACAATGAAATATAAGTTAGTTACTTTACGAAAGAGTACAACTCGTATTCCAGTTATAACGGTACCAAATTCTACAATTACTTTAGTAGCTGGTGGAGATGCAGTTGATGTATCACCAAATACTTCTAATTTTGAAGGTGGCAACTCAACATTAGGTTATACAGCAATCTTATCAAATAGTGACGTTGCATTTTTAGAAGTTGGTACAGCAGTTAAAAGTGTACTAATGCAAGGCGCAACTGTTCCAACATTTGTAGGAGATGATGAATCAGCTCAATCAGTATCAGCTGTAGGGTTTAGCTTTAGAGTGGTAGCAAAAAATCAACCTATACAATCAAAAACAGCTACCTTAACAATTATAGGTAATGAGACAGGTGGTAGAGCAACTGTAACCGTAACTGTTAATAAACAACAAGTCGCAACATCAGGTGGTGATCTTTAAGAAATAGGGAAAAAATATGGCTAATAAAACTAAAGCTCAAATAGAAAAAGAAATTGCAGAAGTAGAAGCGATTAAAAATCAGCTTCAGGAAGAAAAACGACAAGCTGATGGGTTGCCTTCTACTCAAGATTCAGCTCAAGGAGCTATTATAAGAGAAGCACAAAAGTTAGCTACTCAAATAGTTCGTGAAAGAGACGCACTAGAACAGAAAACTACTACAGGTAAGATATATTCAAGATTTGATGTAGGTAACGATGTTATATCAAATAGAAAGGAAAAAGTTACTGCAGGTATTTGGTCTAATGGTACAGGAGAAATCTCTACTTTTCATACTGCATCCGCTCAAACATCCTCTAATGCTGGTAGATACTACTGGGATGTATACAATAGCTCATCAGTAGCAGTTGGTTCATCAGTACAGTTTGCTATTGCTTACGGGCATAAACAAGGGAGTGGTAGTATAATTACAAATGAAGATTATCCAACCAAAGCAGTATATACTCAGTATAAAAACTTACTACTTGCACCAGGAGATAATACATTTACTTTTGATAATAAAGTAGATGAAGAACATATATTAGCTATTAACTTTCAGAGAGCTAGACTTAAAGAAAAATTAGATCCAGGTAATTGGGAGTTAGTATTAAGTGGTAGTGGTATATCTACTACAGGTGGTAATATAACTAAGCTGATTGATAACAGTGGAACTGGTGATGCAACTATAAATGACGGTCAACGTGTTTATAGTGTAGTTAGTGGAACTATTGCTGGTGGTGAGTTAACTACTGATGATGACGGAGTAACTGGTGGGTATGGGTTAGTATATCCTGATCTTGGAATTATAATACTTAATCCAGGTAGACTTAAAGAACGAGGAATTACTCCAACAGGAAATATAACTGCTTCAAATACGAATAATCAATATAACTCAATGCTATTTACAGCAATATCAGGAGCTGCAGCATACAATTCAAGTTATGGATTTGCTGCAAGAAATGAAGAAGAGGTTACATCAACGTTTTACTATGTACGTGTTAAGAATGCAGATTATAATTTTAGTAATAATCCAACATTCTCAACTGGCTCTTTAGGTGCATTACGTCACCCAACTATGATAAAAGATCCTAAATCGTATATTACTACAGTTGGGTTATATAATGATAGACAGGAATTACTGGCTACAGCTAAATTAAGTAAACCATTAATAAAATCTTTTGACCGAGAAGCACTAATCAAGGTTAAACTTGACTTTTAATATTTACTTGACTAGAATAATAGCCTAAATATATAAACCCTTTATATTTATTATAGAGGGTTTATTATTATATAATAGAATTATATGTCAGTATTTAAAAAAATAGATAACAACGATATTACGATTACACCATTCGATGTGCATAAAGAGTATATTCTAGATGCCTCAACGTATAGTAGTAGTTATGGTGCACAAGTTTTAGGTGCTAACTATCATTCATATAGTTTTGCAGATCCAATCCGTGGTAAAAATATAAATCTTGAATCTAAAAATTTAAACGGTACATATAAAAGTATTATATATGATAGTGTAAACCATCTATATTATAAAAATCCTGATAACCCTAATAAAAACTTTGGTGGTAATTTACCAGAAAGAGAAACTCGTTTTTTAGGCGAAAAAGCTCATATTATATCTGTACCATCTACAATATACGATCTAAGAATACTTTCAGGCTCTATTAATTTTAAAGATCATTTTATAGAAACTTTACCTTTAGATAGAGAAAAATTAATAACTGCTTCTTCTACAGTTTACAATACACCACCATTAATTGCTAATCACTGGGAATTTGAAAGCTCACAAAGTGGTTTAGTTGACCTCTATGGTACTACACGACTACAACAAGCAACTAGCTCAATACCTTCGGAAGGTGCAGGGTTTATTATACAAACTGGCTCACAAGCATTAGTAGGTACTGGTAGTATTATGTTTAAAGTACATGCTTATGATACTGTAACTGGTAGACCTGGTAGTAACCTTACTCACTCCTATAATGCTGGTAACGGACTACAATTAAAACCAGCTACCGACTTTACTGGATCAAATGTAACTAACTGGTGGACTTATGAAGGAGGTCAAGCATTAGGTAATAATGCTTCACATGGTATGCCAGTATATAATATCACTATGTGGGTTAAACCACCTGATTGGAACGAGATGCCAAATAAAGTTACAGGTGCTCCTGGTCAAAGCACTATTATTACCAGAGATAAAAATGCATATTTTGAATTAAATATGCTGACAAGTTCATACGATAGTTACACAAATAATCCTAAAGGTTTACTACCCCTACAAATGCACTGGGGAGCTACAGGATCAAATGCAACTGATAGTACAATACAAGCTGCTATAGATAAAGGATTTGGTTTAGCTACAGGTTCATGGAATTTAATAAGTGTACAACAAGAATTTTGGCCCGGTGATGCATTTCTAGGTACATCAGGATCTCAATACCAAGAATTACCACCTTGGGGACACTCACCTGCTAAAACCACTCTACGTATTTTCAGACCTGACCCTAACAATCATAGAGGTTATACTGTAATAAAACAAGTAGGTTACGCAACTCAATCTATAGAGCCTGGTACAGCTAACTTGCCATCACATTCATGGTCAAACGAAATTTATCGTGCAGTTACTTCTTCTATACAATATGATAGAAGTTTATATGTAGGTGCATCTGGTTCATATTCACTTGGGGCAGCTCAAAGTGCTAACCCTGGAGTAAATACTAAAATGAACGCTTTTACAGGCTCAATGGATGATATAAGATTTTATGAATCTTCGTTAACAGACACACATTTAACTACTCTTTATAAACATCCATATTTACGGTTAGATCAAATAGCTCCAATGACTGCTTCCTTTGACCTATTAGATGATGGTTACGGTAATTTTATAGATAAAGGTATTAATTCTAACAATTTTGTAAGTGAGAGTAATCTAGTAGGGTATTATGGCTTTAACGAGTTATTTACTATCTTAAATCAGACGAGTGGATCTTCAGATATATTATTGCATAGAGGGTTAGGACCTACCAAAGTTAAAGATTTATCAACTTACAAGAATCACGGTATTTCAGATAAAGTAAAATATACACCTGGTATTGCAGTATTCGCACAAAGTGGTTCTATACGATCAGCTGATTCTATAAATTACTATCAATCATCAGTTCAATCAGGTATTCGTGCTCAGTTTAATAATAGTGGTAGTATAAAAATACCACATCATACAAAATTAAACTTAGGACACCCTCGAGGATTTGCAATAAGTTTTTGGGTTAAAATACCTGAAAATCAAATACCTGGAATTAATACAATATTACGTACTGAACGGTACGAGACTACAGGTGCAGGTGGTAATGCAGGTGGTACTAGGATACCTTGTTTTAATATGATATCCGGCTCTACTGCAGGTAGAGATTATGTAACCTTAATAACTAAAACTGGATTGAGTAATACTTCTAAACTAGATAACTCCTCTGGTCAATACTTTCAAGAATTTTCTAACAAAGGTGTTAACGATATATACCCATATAATATTGAACTAAAAAATACTCACTTTCAGCAAGATGGTGAAGATATAGAGTATTGTGAATCAAATAAAATTAATACTTTAGTGGTTAGACGTTCTGATGGAAAAAAGACGACGGTTTTAGAATCTAAATTACCTTTAGCTCCTTTAGTTGATAATCATATAGTATTAGAAAAAGCAGGTGATGTACTTAATCTTTGGATTAACGGTAAATTAGACAGAACTGTAGTTGATTCACTTGGCTGTACTGATAATGAATCTGATATATTCTTAGGTGATGACGGATTAGGTTGGGTAACTGGATCTAATATAACTCATACATTTCCATACCCAGTTAAACCATTCAGTGGCTCTTTAGATGAAATAAGATTCTATAATACATCTTTAACTGAAGGTCAAGTACTCTCGTTATATGATAATAGTTGGAAAGAATCAACTGCGTATCAAGAAGATGCTGTAGGTAATACTTTTTACGAACAAGGGTTACTATCATTAACTAATACAAATTATCCAAGATACTTTTCAGGATCTCTTCATGAAGGTACTGCAACTATTGGTAACTCAAGTGCAGCTATTTTTAGTGAAAATTTTAAACTATCATTAAAGAATACTAGACGGATATATGAGCATAAAATAAAATGTCATACAAAAGCTTCTGACTTTAATTTGTCTCTAAATCCAACTCTATTAAAACCTATAATAGATGAATGTGGTAATGTTACTAATTCAGAAGAGTTAAGAGATTTTGCAACTAAACCTGAGTTTAATCCTTATCTCACTACAGTCGGGTTATACGATGAATTTGGTAGAATGCTAGCAGTAGCTAAATTAGCTAAACCAATTCAGAAACTTCAAAACGTGGATATGACGTTTGTAGTGCGGTTTGATAGGTAAATAACCTATTTATTATAGTAAACGTTATGGCAAGAAAAATTTCAAAAGCAAGAGCAAATGCTATCAAGCATGGTTATAGAAGCGGATTCGAACACAAAGTATCTGAGCAACTCACTGAGGCAAAGGTTAAGTTTGAATATGAAACAACTGTAATTCCGTATATAAAACCAGAAACTAATCATACATATACAATCGACTTTACTCTACCTAATGGTATATTAGTAGAAACTAAAGGTCGTTGGGTTCTAGAAGATAGAAAAAAACATCTATTAATAAAAAAGCAACACCCTGAGCTAGATATTAGATTAGTTTTTCAAAACTCTAAAGGTAAGATACGTAAAGGCAGTAAAACTACATATGCAGACTTTTGTGTTAAAAATGATATTATTTGGGCAGATAAATCTATACCAACTGCATGGTATAACGAAAAAAATTAAAATAACGTTTGTTATTAATGATTATTTTCGTATATTAGTATATGCTTAAAAAACTACAGACTTTACTTGAATCTTTACTTAATAGAGGTAGACCACTACAAAACGATGAAGTAGCGTTTCACTGTGCATTCTGCCATCATTCAAAAAAGAAACTTCAAGTTAATTTAAGAACTCAAATGTGGCAATGTTGGGTATGTGGTGTTAAAGGTCGAAGTTTATATCATTTGTTTAAAAAACTTAAAGCATCTAAAATGCATATAGAAAAGCTTCAACAATTTACTGGGTATGTCGCTACTACATCAGTTAAAAAATCATACGATGACTTATCACTACCGCAAGAGTTTAGATCATTCCTTACAGTTGATAGCAGTAATCCAGAGTTTTGGAATGCATTAAGTTATTTAAAAAAACGAGGTATATCTCGTGAAGATATTTTAAGATATAATATAGGTTACTGTGAAACAGGGCCTTATAGTAAAATGGTAATTATACCAAGTTATGATAAAGATGGTTCATTAAATTTTTTTACTGGTAGATCATATTACTATGATGCTACGTTTAAACATAAAAATCCTAAAGTATCAAAAGATATAATAGGATTTGAATTGTATATAGACTGGAGTCAACCTATAACGGTAGTAGAAGGTGTGTTTGATGCTTTAGCAGTAAAGCGTAATGCAATACCGTTATTTGGTAAAATAGTTTTAGAAAAGTTAAAAAAAGCAGTAGTTGAAAATAATGTTAAGAGTATTAATATAGCTCTTGATAGAGATGCACGATCAAAAGCATTGCAGAGTTGTGAGTATTTTATAAATAACGGTGTATCAGTTACATTAATTAATTTAGAAGAAGAAGATCCTAGCGATTTAGGATTTTCAAAAGTTAATTCATTAATACAAGATAGTGAAGGGTTAACGTCATATAAATTAATGGAGATGAAAATTAAGGAGAAGATGATTTGAATAGTATAGATGTAGGTTTTAAAAAAGTAGAATGTATAGCACATATAGCTGATGTACATATACGTAATCTTAGACGTCATAAAGAGTATAAGCAGGTATTTAGAAAACTGTATAAAGATTTAAAAGATAACTTACCAGAAAATTCTTTAATATATTTAGCAGGAGATATAGCTCACGCTAAAACTGAGATGAGTCCAGAGTTAATTGAAATGACTTCTGATCTATTTACTAAATTAAGCAAGATAGCACCAACTATACTTATAGCCGGTAATCATGATTGTAATCTTAATAATAAAAATAGACTGGATGCATTATCACCTATAGTTGACTCTTTACATTTAGATAATTTTTATTATCTTAAAGATAATGGATTATATGAGATAGCTGATTGTGTATTTAATGTTATGTCAGTTTTTAATGATCCTGAAGATTATATATTATCTAAAAATATAAAAACTGATAAAACTAAAATTGCTCTGTACCATGGCTCTGTAGAGAGTGCAACTACTGATGTAGGATTCAAACTACCTGGTGAAGTAACGACTGATATATTCAACGGATACGATATGGTCCTGTTAGGTGATATACATAAGCAACAATACCTTAACAAACAAAAAACAATTGCGTACGCAGGTTCTCTGGTATGTCAGAATTGGGGTGAGCATCCAACTAATCATGGATACATTAAATGGGA